CCGCACAGAGGGCGAAGGTGGGGCTGGCGGTGGAGGCCCTGTACGCCGCCGAGGCCAAGGAACGGCAGCGGGCCTCTGGCGGTGGTACCGGCCGCGCCGGTGGGGGCACCAGAACGGTTCCGCTGAATTCAGCAGAACCGTTCGAGGACTCCCGTGCCCGTGCCGCCAAGGCCGTCGGCGTCGGCCACGACAGCATCTCCAAGGCCAAGAAGCTGGCCGCCGAGGCACCCGACCTCCTCGACGAGGCCGTCGAGGGGAAGCGGTCCCTGAACTCGGCCGTCAACGAGGCGAAGAAGCGGCCCAAGCCACCGGAGCCGAAGCCCAAGCCCACCCCCGTCATGCTCGACCTGTACACCCACGACGGGCGGAAGGTGCCCTACCCGAAGCCGCAGGGCAAGCCCACCTTCAACCCCACCAACGACCACATCTCGTGGGCCGCCTGGTCTTGGAACCCCGTCACCGGGTGCCTCCACGGCTGCGACTACTGCTACGCCCGGGACCTCGCAACCAAGAAGTCCTACGCCGCCGCATACCCGGTCGGGTTCACTCCGCTGTTCCACACCGAGCGGCTCGACGCCCCGAGCGACACCAAGGTGCCGAAGGAAGCCGCGGAGGACCCGCGCAAGCGGCGCGTGTTCGTCTGCTCGATGGCTGACCTGTTCGGGGCGTGGGTGCCGCAGGACTGGATCGACAAGGTGTACGCCAGCATGGCGGCGGCCCCGCAGTGGGAGTACCTGTGCCTCACCAAGTTCCCACAACGCTACAAGCGCGACGGTGTCCCGCCCCACCTGTGGGCCGGCGCATCCGTCGACACCCAGCGGCGAGTCGCCCTGACAGAGAAGGCCATGCGTGACGTTCCCGCCAAGGTCCGATGGCTGTCCGTAGAACCCATGGAGGAGCAGCTCACGTTCACCGACCTGACGTGGTGCGACTGGGTCGTCATCGGCTCGCGCACAGCCACCGCGCAACCCTCCGGGGCCGTGCCCGAGTTCGCCCCGCCGTTCGAGTGGGTCGTGGACCTCGTTGCACAGGCACGGGCCGCCGGGGCCGCCGTGTACCTGAAGCCCAACCTGCTCGGCAACACAGGGCCACAGTCACCGGGGATGGTCCTGCCGCAGGAGTTCCCACACCAATCCACCACCTGAGACGTCATGACCCCCCATCAGGTGACCCGCCGCCGTGACGGCACCTACAGCCGCGAATGGCAATGCTGCTGCGGCTGGGCCTCCGACGCCGACCAGCCCGGCGCCGCCATGGCCGCGATCCGCCACCAGGCTGCCGGCAGCCGGCCGGCGGGGGCCGCCCCCGATGGTGCTCAAGGGGCGGCCCCCACACCCGAGGAGGACTACGCCAACGCGGCCGCCGAGTGCGCGCAGCCGGTGACGTCGAACGCTTCCAGAATCTCCATGATCTCCCTGTCAGACTTCTTCACAGTCCCTCCGCTGGGCTTCGTCTCGTGCGTGGTCAGAGACCTCGAGACAAGCCCCGGAGGGACGCTTCGTTTCGGACCGACACGACGTGCCGACCCACCTGCGCAAAGGGAGATCAGTTGTCCGCAGAAAGGGAAGTGACGTGTCCGCCTACAGGGATCTTGGACTGTCCGCCGTCAATCGGCACGCCGCGAGCCGCCAACTGTTCCCGAGCCTCCGCCGCTTGGGCTGCAAGTTGGTCAGCTTGCTCCTGGTTGCGCATGTGCCTCTCGAGCTGTGTGACCAGCATGAACGTGGCTCCCAATGCCCAGATCCAGAGAGCCACTGGAACGCCGGCAGCGATCCCCCACAAGGCGCGTTGCCAATTCGCGGAGGAGCTCCCACTTTGCAGCGGCCAAGCTATCGCGACAACGATGGCAACCCCGCTTGCCATCAGAGAGATGAGAACTGACTGGCGAAACGGCACCACTACCCCTGGAACGCCGCCACGAGTCTCGCGAAGCAACGCTCGGTACGGCCCGCTCAGTGTGGACAGCAGGACTGGCAGAACGGCCAGTACCAAGGCCCCAAACGCCGCTGCGATACCAGCAACAGCCAGCAACACCGCCTGATACTCGGTGGCGAGGCTTTCGCTGCCAACAGCAACGAGCCCCGCCAGCAGCCCGGCGGAAACTCCCGTGAAGAAGTCGGGTGCCCAAAGCAGCGCCCCGAGTCGGCTGTGCTGCCAGTCGGACATGGGTCTAGTCTCCCGCAGGGGTCTGACTCGCGCCTAACGGGGACCCGAATCCGCCCACTTCACTGGCAGAACCCCCGAGCGATCGTTCTAGGAGAACCCATGTCGCAGCGCAGCGCCGACGCAAGGCATCGACCTACCCCAGGCACCCCCGCCCTGACCGGCGCCAAGTTGCCGGCAGTCCCTGACGCATCCCCGCCAGGCTTCGATACCGCCATCGCGCTGGTCACAGCTGCGTACAACCGTGACATGGCTGACGCCACAGACGAGTCCGACCTGAAGCGCGCCCATGACACGCTGCTTGAGCGTGATCAGAAGATTCGCAGGTTCTGCGATGAGCTTGTCAACAACAATCTGCGCGAGTCGCAGTTCATCATGCGGGTGCTGCGCGTCTACGGCCACAACCCAGAGGAGTAACCACCGGTGGTTGACTTCCGAGTCCGCGACACCATCCACGACCACCCCAAGATGCTCGGCATCCCACTCGCCGCCCTCGGCCTCTGGACCTACGCCGGAGCCTGGTCAGCCAAACACCTCACCGACGGGCTCATCCCCACCACCGCCATCAACCACCTCCCCAACTGGCGACGCCTATCCACCGAACTCGAAGACCGGCACCTGTGGGAACCCGTCAACGGCGGGTGGGCCATCGTCGACTGGGACCAGCACCAACGCACCCGCGCCCAAGTCGAAGCCGAACGCGCCGCCGGCCGCGAACGGCTCGCCCGCTACAACGCCCGCCGCAAGACAGGAGGCTAACGCCGTTGCTAACGCCGTTGCTAACGCCGTTAGCAACGCCGTCGCAAACGCGTTACTAACGACTATCCCTTCCCTTCCCTTCCCATCCCAACTACATGTGTGGTTCCGTTGAGTAGGTAGACGGTACGTGGCAGCACGCAAACCTGTGGACAGTGTGCATAACCGTTCGAACCAATCGAACACCCAGAGACTCCCGAGCCACAGCTACCAGGAGCACCGATGACCGAAGTAGGCAGGATGACAAGACTCCGGCACGGAGGAGGAACACCCATGAGCGTCTGGAAGTGCTGCGGCTGGTGCGACCGATGCAAGGGCGAACCGCGCGGCGTGTGCGCTGACTGCGGTCGGGAGGAGCAGCCGTGACCCTGCGACCCAAACCCGCACACCAACGCGACGAATGGCACCGCAACCCCCACCGCCGCACCAACGCCCGCAAAGCCCTCGGCCGCGCCACCACCTGGCCCACCACATGCCCCGGCTGCGGGCGCACCCTCAACCCCTTCGACGACTGGCACCTCGGCCACATCAAGGACCGAGCCACCCACCCCGAACTCATGTGGGACCCCAACAACCACCGCGTCGAATGCGCCGACTGCAACCGCAAAGCCGGCGGGCGCCTCGGCCGCGCCATCCAACTCGGCCAGGTCAGCACCCCACCCCGCCCAGGAGGGGGCCGTTCTCTGGAGGCCGCCCCTGCCAAGCAAGCGCCGGACCCGCCCCGCGTGATACCCCCCCAAACGCCCGAGAAGGCCCCTGTGAGCCACGGAACGCCGCTACCCGGACCTGAACCCCAGTGGGAGCCGGAATCGGCTCAGATCGCCGATTTGGACTGGCTGGCTGATCTGGCCGACGTGCCGGACGACGCGGCCCTGCCCAGGGCGATGTCCGCGCCGCACCCGGACGCGGCCGGGTCCCTCGGCGCCGAGTTCGAGGCGTGGGTGCTCGAGCGGACCGGTGTGCGGCTGCGGTGGTGGCAGCGCCTGGCGGCGCGGATGCAGTTGCAGGTCAACTCGGCCGGTGAGCTGCTGATCCGGGAGGTGGCGGAGTCGACACCGCGCCGGGCTGGGAAGAGCGTGCGCCTGCGGTCGATGGCGCTGTGGCGGATCGGGCAGGAGGACAGGTTCGGCGAGCAGCAGCTGGTGCTGCACACGGGCAAGGACCTGCCGATCTGCAAGGAGATCCACCGGCGGGCGTGGCCGTTGGCGGAGTCGTGGGGCTGGTCGGTGCGCCGGCAGAACGGCAACGAGGAGATCGAGACGGGGCAGGGGTCGCGGTGGATGGTGCGCGGCCGGGACAGCGTGTACGGCTACGACGTGACGTTGGGGATGGTGGACGAGTCGTGGGGTGTGCCGCCGGTGGTGGTCGATGAGGGGCTTGAGCCTGCGCTGCTGGAGCGGGTGCAGCCGCAGCTGGTGCTGACGTCGACGGCGCACAGGCGGGCCACGCCGCTGATGGTGGACAGGTTGAACGGGGCGCTGGCGGGGCTGGGTGTGGACTGCTCGACGTTGCTGCTGCTGTGGGGCGCTGGCCGGGATGCGCCGGTGGATGATCCGCGGGTGTGGCGGGCTGCGGCGCCGCACTGGTCGGAGCAGCGTGCGCGCATGTGCGCGGATCGGGTGGCGCGTGCGCTGCGGGGGGAGTCGTCGCCTGATGATGATGACCTGGACCCGGTGGAGGCGTTCCGGGCGCAGTACCTGAACGTGTGGCCGGACCTGGCGGCGCCGAGGTCGGAGGGTGTGCCGCTGCTCGAGGTTGGCGAGCTGGACAGGTGGGCTCGGCCGGGGGTCGCTGCGCAGCCTGCCGCGGTGGCGGTGGATTCGTGGTTCGGGGATGGGTTCGCGGTGGCGTTCGGGTGGCGGGTTGATGGGGGTCTGCTGGTGGGGGTGCGGCGGGCTGCGTCGATCGTGGACGCTGCGGGGATGGTGCGCGCGGCGGGTGGGGGGCCGCGGGTGCTGGTGGGCCGGCAGCATTCGGAGGATGCGGTGTGGTCGGGGCTGGGGGTGGAGCCGTTGCGGGTGTCGGGCCGGGTGGCGGCGTTCGGGTTGAGGGCGGCGTTCCGGGCGGGCGGGTTGTGGCATGACGGGGGTGGGCTGCTGTCGGGGCAGTTGGAGGGGCTGATGGTGGCGCGGGTTGATGGGGTGGATGGGCCCAGGCTGCTGCCGGGTGGGCGCACGGACGCGGTGCGTGCGGTGTTCGGGGTGGTGCAGGCCGCGGCCGCGCCGGACGTGGGCGCGCCGGGGTGGTTCTCGGCGGGCGGGGGGCGCGCATGATAGACCCTCGGCGGGCTGGTGCGCTACCGTTGGGGTGTGCCGGTGACTCGGGGTGATGTGCTGCGCAGGTTGCGGTCGAGGCGCGGCATTCCCGCCCCGACGATGTGGGCTGGCTCGTCGGGGATCGGTGATCGCCGGTCGTGGGCGTGGCTGACTGGTGAGACGCTGCCGCCGGCGGCGGCACCGGCGACCCGGGATGAGGCCCTGTCGCTGCCGGCGTTCGGCCGGGGGGTGGAGCTGATCGCATCCCGCTGCGCGTCGACACCGCTGGTGGCGGTCCGCTGGGATCGCCAGACCAGGGTGGATGTGGAGCTGGAGGACCAGCCGACGGTGTTGACGCAGCCGGACCCGCTGTCGACGGCGTGGCATTGGCGGTTCGCGGCGGTCAAGGACCTGGTCGAGGCTGGGAACCATGTGGCGCTGCTGGGGGATGTGGATTGGCGCACCGGGCGGCCGGGGTGGCTGGTGCCGCTGCCGGTGGAGCATGTGGCGCTGGTGACGGACCCGTCACGGCCGGGGTGGTGGGCGTTCGCCCTGGGCGGGTGGGTGCTGGACCGCGACGATGTGCTGCACATCAGCGCGGGGAACCGGTCGGGTGAGGTGCTGGGGCAGGGGGTGATCTCGCAGTACCGGTGGCGGCTGGGTGAGCAGCTGACGGCGGAGCAGTGGGCCGGCAGGTACCTGCATGGTGGTGGGCTGCCGCCGGCTGTGATCACCGCCCCGCAGCTGGTGACCGATGAGCAGCTGGCGGAGTTCCGGGACCGGTGGCGGGGCATGGTGGAGACCGGTGAGGCGACGATCATCCCGAACGGTGCGCAGGTGGTGCCGCTGCAGTCGGATGCGCAGCGCCAGCAGCTGGTGGAGGCCCGGCAGTGGAACGCGTTGACGGCTGCGATCATCCTGGGGGTGCCGCCGCACAAGCTGGGCCTGCCGTCCGCGGGGCCGATGCCGTACACGAACATGCAGGAGGCGGACATCCAGTTCGACCGGGATGTGCTGGCCCGCTGGCTGGACCCGATCACGGCGACGATCTCGCAGTGGCTGCTGCCGTTGGGTGTGTCGGCGCGCGCTGATTTCACGGCCCGGCTGCGCACGGACACGCGGACGCAGGCTGAGGTTGCGACGATGCTGTCGGGTGGGGCGGTGCTGACCCGGGATGAGGCCAGGCAGATGTACGGGCGGGGACCGTGGCCGGAGCCCGACCCGCAGCCTGTGCCGGTCGCGGCGGGGCAGGAACCTGCCGCGTCACTGAGTGACGGCGAGGAGGTGCCGGGGTGATGGACCTGGCGGGCATGCTGGAGCGGGCGTACATGCTCGACGACGTCGATGTGGACGAGTCGGGGCGGCGGGTGCTGGTGCGGGCGGTGCCCTACGGGCGGGCGTCGCTGGTGGTGGACGCCTCCGACGAGCCGGCCCGGGGCCGGTCGACCCGCCCGTACCGGGAGGGCTGGGAGCTGGGCGTGTTCAAGCGGGCCGCGCGGGCGCCGCACCGGGTGCCGTTCGTGGTGGGGGTCGCGGGCGGGCATGAGGCGCGCAGCGCGAACCCGTGGTCCGATGTGGGCCGGGCTGCGAGCCTCGACGAGCGGGATGATGGCCTGTACGCGGAGCTGCTGGTGGACCGGTCGCCGTTCGGTGATGCGACGCTGGCGAAGATCGACTCGGGGCAGTGGCGGGGCATCAGCGTGGGGGCGGTTGCGCGCACGTTCCGCGATGAGGGCGACCCGCACCATGGTGGGGTGCGGTGGCGCACCCGCGCGGACCTGGATCACATCCTGTTGACCGAGCAGCCGGCGTTCCCCGACGCGCAGGTCCTGGCGGTGAGGGAGGCGCCGGAGGTGACACGCCTCGAGGTGTGGCGGGCGAAGTACCCGCGCCGCGCCGGGTAGGCTGCCGGCACCTCCTTCGGTTCGTGGACGGCCCCGGGTGCGCCCGGTGGTACTGTGGTTGCAGCGCGTGACACCTCCCGCCCGCCGGCGGCACCCCACCCCACGTGGGTGGCACCCCGCCGGGACTGGTGCAGGACACCTCCGTGGAACCCCACCAGGACCTACGGAAGGTGCCCATCATGGGTGTGTACCTGGAGCGGCTCCGCTCCGAGTTCGATGAGATCACCGACAGCATCGACAGTGTCCTTGAGCGTGCCGCGGAGGCTGGCCGGGACCTGACCGATGAGGAGAACGCGCAGATCGAGCGTGAGGATGCGCGCCGCGACCATCTGCAGAAGGCGATCGACACGCAGGCTGCGCTGCTCGACCGGTCGGCGAAGGTGTCAGCCAGGCTCGACGGGATGCGGACGCCAGCACCCCGCAGCCGTGTGGACACGGGTGCCCAGCCGGAGCCGCAGTTCGACCTGGCCCGTGAGATCCCCTCGCCGGGGGCGTGGGCGTCGATGATGAACCGGGTGTGGGTGCGCAAGGACCCGGCCGCGGTGGCGCTGCTGGAGCGGGCCACCGCCCACCAGACCACCGCGGACAACCCGGGCCTGATCCCCTACCCGCTGGTCGGGCCGCTGGTCGACCGGATGCGGGAGAAGCGGCCGCTGATCATGTCGCTGGGCGGGTCGAAGCAGGCGCCGGCCCCCAAGTTCGACCGGCCCGTCGTCACCCAGCAGGTCGACGTGGGTGTGCAGGCCAACGAGAAGGACCTGACCGCGTCGCGGAAGATGCTCGTCGACACGGTGTCGGTCACCCTCGCCACCTACGCCGGGCATGTGAACCTGTCCCGGCAGGACCTGCGCTGGTCGTCGCCGAGCCTGCTGGACATCATCTACGGCTCGTTCGTGAAGGTGTACGCCCGCCGCTCCGACAAGGCCGCCTGCGCCCAGTTCAGTGCCGCGGTCACCCAGACCGACTCCCTCGTCGGCCTCACCCAGGGTGATGTGGACGATGTGCTCGGCACGACCGGGTCGACCGTCTCCGGCGCCGACGGGGACAACGGGGAGCTGAACCACGCGTGGATGTCCCGCGACGTGGCCGTCGACCTGGCGAAGCTGCGCAACGCCACCACCGGGAACAAGCTGTACAACATCCCCCTGGTGAACGGCACGTCCGGCGACCTCGACGGGCTCGCGGTCACCATCGACGACCGGTTCGCGCCGGGCACCCTGATCCTCGGCGACGACACCCTGGTGGAGCACTGGGAGGACCTGGAGGGGTTCCTGTCGGTGGCGGAGCCGGACGTGCTCGGGCAGATGGTCGGCTACGCCGGCTACGCGTCCCTGTGCGTGGTCGACCCGACCGGGTTCGTCAAGGTCACGGTCCCTTAGGCGGGTTCCGGTCGGATGAGCCTGCCCCCGACCCCGACCAGGTGACGGTCGACGTCGGGGGGCCCGGAACCCCCACACAGGCTGACGAGGAGGCGTGATGGCTGGGCTGCCCCCCACCGTCGCGGAGTTCAAGGCGTGGCTGCGGGTGGATCCCGCGGACATGATCGACGACGTCGCGATCGGTGAGGGGCTGGCCGCCGCCGAGCATCAGCAGACCCTGCTGCTGAACATGCCCGCCGGGTGGACGGCGGACCTGCACCTGGCGTGCATGCTGCGCTGCGCCCGCTACCTGGCCCGCCGGAACAGCCCCGAAGGCCTGGTCGGGTTCGCCGACTTCGGCCCGGCCCGGATCACCGCCGTGGACCGGGACGTGACCGCGTTGGAGGCACCGTACGTGAAGGTCCTCGTCGGATGAGGACGTCCACCGAACTTGCGCAGGGCATCGCCGACGCGCTGGCCCCGATCGTCGGGGTGCGGGTGTGGACGTTCGCGTCGGACACGGTCCTGCCCCCCGCGGTTGTCGTCGAGAGGCCCACGATCACATGGACAGGTGCGGACGTCACGTTCGGGCAGGCCCACTGGGACTGGCCGCTGACAGTGGTCGTGACCCGTTCCCATGACAAGACAGCGCACGACGAGCTCGACCGGATCGTCACCGCGGTAGCCGACCACCTCGGTGACGACCCGACCCTCGGGGGGGTCGCACAGTTCGCGGTCCTGCAGTCCGCGGAACCGGTCACCGTCACCACCGGCGGGCAGGAGCTGCCCGCCTACCAGCTCACCCTCGCCATGATCGCCTAGGAAGGGGCACACCGTGACCGTCAAGCTGATCAAGACCCTGAAGCTGACCCTCGACACGCATTCGATCGAATGCCAGCTCGACAAGTGCGAGCTGGTCGACGAGCCGGAGACCGAGGAGGTGACCACGTTCTGCGACACGGAAACCACCTCCACCCCCAACTACAAGCTGAACCTTGGCGGGTTCCAGGACTGGGGCACCGTGGAGGGCGTGTGCGACATGATCCACGCCGCGTACATCGCCGACCCGGTCGACGAGATCGCGTTCGTCGTCACCGTCGGCAGCAAGACCCGCACCGGGTCGTGCAAGCCGGTCGCGGATGTGCCGTTCGGCGGTGAGGCCGGGTCCCCGCTGAAGTTCGAGGTCACCCTGGATGTGGTCGGCACCCCAGTCGATGGGACCGCCGCGTAGCAGGTCCACAAGCTGGGGGAGGGTGGCCTGACCCTCACCCTCCCCCACCCGAGGGTCAGGAGAAACGATGAGGGCGGACAGGTACGACGTTCACCTGCCGGACGGCACGGTGCAGCAGGTCACCGTCGACGGGCGGGACTACGTGTTCTACGAGCGGGAGTCCGGCGAGTCGTCGCTGGACCTTGATGGGCGGCGGATGGACGCCTGGTACCAGGTGGTGTGCGCGGCGATGCGCAGGCAGGGCCTGTGGCAGGGCAGCCCGGACGAGTTCTACGAGCAGGTCGAGTTCGTCATCCCTGTCGCTGGTGGGGATGAGCCGGCGGACCCTACTACCCCCCCGGGGGTGTAGGGGAGTTGTGTGTCGCGCTGGCGGTCCGCACCGGCATCCCGCCGGGGGTGTGGGAGGCGGACTCGGCGGCGATGTGGACGGCGGCGCGGATCCTGGGATGGACGGAGGTCGACGGTGGCTGACTTCAGCGGCAGGGTGGTGTCCAACGACCTGCGGCAGGCGATGAACGGGCTTGCGTCGATCGACAAGAAGTGGGCGCAGGAGTGGGCCCGCCGGGCGAAGACGATGATCGCGGAGCCGATGGCTGAGGATGCGCGCCGGGGTGCGCCCAGGGGGCGGAAGGGTGATGCGGCGGGCCGGTCGATCGTGGCTGGTGGTGGCCGTGTGCCGGTGATCATCGCCGGTAAGGGGTCGTGGCCCGGTGATCACGGTCATCCGTGGCAGCCGTTCTTCGCGATGGAGTTCGGCATGTCCCGCGGCCGGTTCACGACGTACACGCGGCGTCGGCGGCGTGGTGGTGGTGTGGTGGTGGTGCGCCGCCGGGTGCGGACGTGGGCGATCCCGGCGAACCGGGGCCGTGACGGGTTGTGGCTGGGGCCGCGGATGCGGGTCCTGGCACCGGAGTACCGGCACAAGGTGATGGACCTGGTGGACGAGTTCCTCGCCGAGGTGCTGCCATGACCCAGCCGAAGCCGATCCGGTACACGATTGATGGTGATGCGCGCGGGTTCAAGGCCGCGACGAAGCGGGCCGCCGCAGACCTGGGTGCGTTGGGGCGGAAGGCGCGGGCCACGGACCGGGCCCTGGACATGACGGCGAACGTTGATGTCGACGATTCGGCGTTGGGCCGGTTGAAGGCCCGGATGCTGGCGCAGCGCGCCGAGCTGGAACGCGACATCGAGACGAACGTCGACATCGATGCGGGTGCGGCGTTGGCGGAGCTGCGTGCGATCGAGCGGCGCATCCGTTCGATCGACCGGATGCGCGCCAACGTGGACGTCGATGTGGACACGAAGGGCGGCATGGGCCGCGGGGTGATGAAGGGCCTCGCCGGCCTGTCGAGCATCGTGCAGGACGGGGTCGGCAACGCGATCCAGCAGGGCGTGAAGGCAGCATCGGCGAACCCGTACGTGGGTGCGGGGATCGGTGCGGGGATCGTCGCCGCCGCCGCCGCAGCAGCACCGGTGATCATCTCCGGGGTCGGTGCAAGTGTGGGTGCGGCCGTGTCGAAGGGCCTGTTCGACGCGGGGAAGGGCCTGCTCGAGGGCTACGACGCGATCGAGAAGTCGAACAAGCGCGCCGGGATCGTGTTCGGCGACCAGCTGTCGATCATGCAGGACTGGGCGTCGGGCCTGTCGACGGATGTGGGACTGGGCCGGCAGGAGATCGTCACCGCCGCATCAAGCATCCAGGACCTGCTCGTGCCCCGCGGGTTCTCACGCGGCAAGGCAGCGGAGATCACCCGCGGCGTGTACGAGCGGGGCGCGGCGATCGCCGAGTTCGCGGGCCGGGACACGACCGAAGGCATCGACGCGGTGACGAAGGCGCTGCTCGGGCAGGGCAAGTCGCTGACGATGATGGGTGTCGAGATCCGCAAGGCTGATGTGAAGAAGTGGGTGAAGGAGAACGCCGACGAGGTCCAGGGCCTCAACGAGAAGCAGGCCGAGGTGGTTGCCACCCTGGCGCTGATCGAGGCGAACAGCGGCGACGCGTGGACGGCGTTCAAGAACGGCGGCGGTTCCGCCGACGCGATGCTCGACCAGCTCGGCGCGACGATGGCGAACTTGAAGACCGACGCGATCGAGGGGTTCGGCCGGATCTTCGTCGGGGTCCTCGACAGCATCCGCGCCAACCTGAACCTCGACTTCCCCGAGGGCGGGTTGAAGCAGTGGATCGCCGACAACGAGACGTCGATCCGCAACTTCTTCCTCAACGTCGTGTCCGCGGGGGTCAGCGCCGCGATCGGGACGCTGCAGTTCGCGAAGGCACTGGTGCAGCTGGTCGACCCGGCGTTGATGGCGGGGCAGGCGGTGCTGCTGTTCGCCGAATACCTGCTGAACATGGCGAGAATCGTGACACTGCCGCTGCAGCTGGTGTCCGGCACGGTGCGGGACTTCTTCACCGACGCGCAGGCCGGTCTGGACAGTGCGCAGGGCAGCCTCGGGGCGTTCCGGGCGGCGTGGGGTGATGTGGGCCCGGCGATCACCGGCGGCCTCGACTCGGGCATCACCGCGCTGACCGGGCTGCAGGGCGCTGTGGATGCGACGAAGGCGGAGCTGGAAGGGCTGGGCAGCGTCAACATCGGCCAGGACTTCCTCGGCGCCGACCCGACCAGGCTGATCCGGGCCGTAGGCGCGGACAAGCCGATCACCGTGAAGGTCAACGCCGACACTGCCAGCGTCACAGGGGCGATGGCCAGCATCCCCACGGCGAAGCAGGTGAAGGTGGAGGCCCAGCCCGCGGGGTTCCAGCCGGTCAACGCCCAGCTCAACGACTGGGGCAAGCAACGCCAGGCGCATGTGCAGGCCATGACATCAGGGTTCGCGGAGGTGAACCGGCAGCTCGCGGACTGGGGGCGGCAACGCTACGTGCACGTGCAGGCGTTGACGTCCGGGTTCGCCGCGATCAACGCGCAGATCTCCAGCTGGGAGGACCGCATCCACCACATCTACGTGGTGCGCCACGAGTCCGCGGAGAAGACCAGCATCCCCGCTGGGGGCTTGCCGATGCCCGGGCCGGTGGTGTCCCGCGACGCGTACATGGGGGTCCTCCCCGCGCCGGTCACCGGGTACGCGGCGTCCACCACGATCAGCGGCCGCGGCACCGATGAGCATCACCTGCCCGGGTCTGGGAGGACCCGGCATGTTGAACCGGCCCCGCGGCCTGCCACCACCCAGGTGAACGTGTACCTGGATGGCCGGCAGATCGCCGCCCACATCGCCACCGGCCGCGGCACCAGGAGGGCATGATGGCGGTCACGATCACCATCCGCTCGGTCAACTCCGAGGGGTTCATGGCCACCTTCAACGTGGCCGGGCTGTCCACCACGAAAGCCTACGACGTGATGCGCGTCGTCGAACCGAACCCGGACTCCGAGACGATGCCCCCGGTCCGCGACAACGAGCGGAAGTACCAGATCGTCGCCCACCGGCTCAACTGGGTGCCCGGCGCGGGCAGCATCATCATCCGCGACTACGAGGCGTCGCTGCGCCCATACCGGCTGGCCATCTACGACTCCGCCGAGCAAACCCCCGCGGACTGGGACTTCACCTACGGCCCCTACGCGGGGCCCGCGCCGCTGGCGGTGTCACCGGTGGTCACCATCCCCCCCCCCGAGTGCGGGGCGCTGCTGCGGTCCACCGTGCAGCCGGCGTTCTGGGTGCCGGTGAAGGTCGCCGACGTGCAGCAGCTCACCTACCCGGCCCGCGCCGCCCAGCACAAGATCATCGGCAACCGGTTCCCCGTGTTCATCAACGACCGGCGCGAGGGCCGCACCATCGACCGGATCACCCTGTACACCGACAGCCTGACCAACAGCCTGGACCTGCACCAGATGCTGATCCCTGAGACGGGCCGCATCTACCCGCTGTGGCTGCGGACCTCCGACTCGGACTGGATGCTGCTGTCCGACATGTGCTTCATCCCCGGCGACATCGAGGTCGAGCCGGTGTCCAAGGCCACACCGTGGCGCAAGTGGTTCCACCTGCAGACCACCGAGATCGACCCCCGCTCCCTGGTGCCCCGACGCGACCAGGACGGGTCCACCGCCAGCCCCCCCGACGCGGTCATCACCTACGACCGGCTCACGGGGCGGCAGCCGTTGAAGGTCAACTTCTCCGGCTCCTCCAGCACCGGCACGATCACCTCCTGGCGGTGGGACTTCAACACCGCAGGATCCGCCTACGGCACGTCCACGAAGGCCAACCCGCCGCCGATCACCTACCGGAGGAAGGGCACCTACACGGTGAAGCTGACAGTGACCGGCCCCCTCGGCTCGGACGTGACCACCCGGAAGGTGGAGGTCCGCTGATGCCCCACGGTGTTGTCGACCAGGCGTTCAAGGACCGCTGCTGCGAGTCGCACACCCGCATGTTCCGGGTCCGCTCCTACCGGTGGGATGCGGGCACCGGGCAGAACCAGCACATGGGCCTGACACTGCCCGGCGGGAAGGTCGTGTACGACATCCCGATCAGCGGCGGTGAGATCACGTTGGACTCGACCGACCCGCACCGGCGCAGGGTGCGCCTGTCGATCCCCGGTGAGGAATGGATCCCCGACGGCCCCGACCACCCCCTGGCGCCGTTCGGCCAGTACCTGGGCATCTGGGTGCGGATCGACATGCCCGACGCGTCATGGTCGGACTGGGTGAAGCTCGGCGAGTTCCCGCTCGTGTCCCACGAGGTGGTCCGCCCCGAGGGCCTGTCCGAGGTGCAGGCCGTTGACTGGTCGCATCGGGTCAACGAGTACGGGTTCGTGCACAACCATTCGTGGAAGGGCCGCTCCCGGGTGGAGGCCATCAAGCAGGTGGTGGATGAGGCGCTGCCCAACCGGGTGTACGCGGTGCACAACTCGGCGAACGCGGCGAAGAACCTGAACGAGGAGCAGGGGCAGATCACGGCCGGCACCGGTCGGTGGGACTTCGTCGACCACGTGTGCGAGCTGACCGCGCTGGAGGCGTTCTTCGACCGCAACGGGGACCTGGTGATCCGCAACGAGATCGTCGACTATGAGGGGTATGTGCCCGGTGCGGGTGCCGACATCGGCAGCGAGGCGAACCCTGTCGCCCACCTGGTGGAAGGCCCGCGTGGGTCGATCATCGGTGTCACCCCATCGGTGACGCGGGAGAACGCCGCGAACGGGGTGTTCGTCACGGTGAAGCCGACGCAGACGGGGAAAGGCAGCGCGTTCAAGCCGCAAGTCGTCAACGCGAAGACCCATTCCGGCCCTGCCATGTACGGGGACCAGTTCGGGCGGATCACGCTGCACCGCACCAGCGAGGTGCAGAAGATCACCTCGGAGAACATGGAGTCGCAGCGTCGCCACGCCGCCGCGCTGCTCACGAAACGTCAGGGCGTGATCCGCAGGCTGCGGATCGACGCGTTGCCGCTGTGGTGGCTGGACCCCGATGACCGGATCAACATCACATGGCGGCAGCGGATGCCCGACAACACCGAACGGGTCCGCACCGAAACCCACTACGTGGAGTCGTTGACGTTGCCGATCGAACCGGACGGCGTGATGCGGCTGGTCACCAGGCAGGTCGCTGTCGTGGTCCTGTCGGAGCCGTGGACCCCCGAACCGGAACCGAACCCGGACTACACGCCACCGCCGCCGGAGGAACTGCCCGACCCCGGTGCCCCACCGGCGGAGGCCCCGTACCTGCCGTCACCGCCTCCGGTGGTTGTTCCCCCGCCGGACCCGGCGGTCCTCACCCGATGGAAGAACCGCCTCTCGGAGAACCCGTCCACCCTGGCGACGTTCCGCTCCTACGGGAAGGTCACCCACATCAGCGACGGGGACACGGTCGACGTGGACTTCTACTCGGATGCGGCGTGCACGAAACGCACCTCGCAGAAGCACCCGGACGGCACCAGCCACACATCGGGGCGGATCCGGTTCATCGGCATCCAGGCCCCCGAATCGTCGTGGCACTGGGGCGCATCGTCTGAGGCGTCGCTGCGGTCGGTGATCCCCGTCGGCACCCGGGTGCAGCTGCGCAGCGACTCGAACATGGACCTGTCCACGAGCAGCACCCGTCGGTATGCGCGGGAAGTGTTCAAGGTCAACGCGGATGGCAGCCGTGGGGAGAACATCTGCCTGCACCAGATCGACGACGGGTGGGCGTTCGCGTTCCCCCTCGCCAAGGAGCCTCGGAACGCGATGAACCGCATCGCGCACATGGCGATCGCAGCCTGGTACGGGAAGGGCATGTTCTCCCAGCGCAGCCCCCACTACGGGAAGGTCCACATCGTCAACATCATGAACAACCCGGCAGGGTCGGACACGGCGAAGTACGAGTGGACCGACATCCGCAACACGACGGGCGCACCGGTCGACATCACGGGTTGGCATTTCGGTGATCCCAGCCCCTACGAGACGATCGCGTTCCCCGCCGGGTCGGTCCTCGCCGCCGGGCAGACAGCCCGGGTGTATGTGGGGAAGGGCACGAACAACCCGGCCGCCGGCAAGTACTACATGCAGTCGTCGGACACGATCTGGAACAACAGCACCGGGGATGTGGCGATCCTGCATGACACGGGCTGGCTGGTCGCAGACCTGGCGTATGTGGGGTCGGCCGGGACGGAACGGATCCCCGTGAACGCTGCCGTGTCGGCGGTGGCGGACGGTCGGGTGCAGGTGCTGGAGTTCCCGGGGGTGGGTGGTTGACATGCCGGACACGTTCCCGAGGAACCAGCCGCTGACGTCGGCGCCGCTGCCCGCGGAGGTGCTGCACGTCGACCTGGTGCAGGGCACGTGCACGGTGTCGATCGGCGGGCAGGTGGTCGACAACGTCACCTGGTATGGGAAGACCCCGGTGGAGGGCGCCACGGTGCTGTGCACCGACACCGGCGGCAGGCTCGTCATCGGCATGACCGACCCGGACCTCAACCACGACCACGACAGCGTGTACGTCAACGTCGCCGGTGACACGATGACCGGGGAGCTGATCCTCCCCGGCGACCCGACCACCGGCCTGGCCGCCGCCACCGTCAACTGGACGCGCAGCAAGAACGAGAACCCGATGCTGTCCGGGCCGCACGGGGTCCACGATTCCTACCAGCACGTCGATACCGTCGCAGGTAGCGGGGTGCAGGTGTTCGACCCGTGCCTGCACCACAGCAGCACCGTCCCCGGCATCACCCGCGTCGCGATCGGCTGCTACAGCCACATCGGCGCCATCGGCGCGTACTCCAGGGCAAGCCTGAGCCTGTTCATGCACCTGTACGGCAGGTGGCACGACGGGCACCCATTCACCTGGGCGAACAACCTGCGCTCCGTCAACGCACGCAACACACTCGTCAAGGGCGGACCTGACTACAACTACATGAGCCACATGATCGAAGGGTTCTTCGTGAACCGGCCCGAGCAGCGATGCTCCCTCGGCCTCGGCGCGAACATCGACGCCCCCTACGAAGGGAACGCAGCCGCCTACGTCGGGTACATGCGGATCAGCTGCCTGGTCCTCCCCAACGGCACCCTCGACGCAGGCGACTACCCCTCATGGGGTGCCCCGTGACCACACACCACAAGCGGCTGGCACTGGTCGAGATCGAAACCGCACTCACAGAGGAGCCGCCACCGTCGCCGACGTGGTCCGCATCACCCTCGACCTGCTCACCCACCTCGGAATCATCACCCCCGACCAGGCCCGCGCCGACACCACCACCGCGGTCCTCACCGCCCTCGGCGTCACC